AAGGGATCGCCACGTCCGTTGACGAGCCGAAATACATCGCCACCTGCCAGTTGGCCGAAGACCAGGCGGCGAGATCGAGATGGTCCCCGTCCGTGGCCGCGCAGCACATGAAGCCGTACCACTGCTGATCAGGATTGTTGTTTCTGGCAAGGTTGCAAGCCTCGACGGCCTGAAGATACGTCTCGCCAACCGCCGTGATGTCCACCTTCAGTCCGGTCCCCGATCCATCGGTCGTGGCGAGTCCGGTCCCGGTCGTGTATCCGGTCCCCTGGTTACCTATGGTTGTGCCCAGCGTCAGCGCGACTCCTCCCTCGCCCACGGTCAGAACAGAGAGGATTCCATCAGCCGCGCTTCCCTGAGTCACCCCCACCTGATCTCCCGCCACGTACAAGCGCCCGGTGTCTCCGATGCTCACCTGGGCGCCAGAGACGGTGGTCAAGGCCGGTGCGGTGAGAACGGCGACCGTGCCGCTGTTGATAGACGCGATGGTGGTGTCGAGGTCTGCTCCAGCCAGCCCAGCTCCCGTCACCAAAACCTTCTTGCCAACGTCTCCAGCAACGAACGCGGCGGTGGCAGACGACAAGAACGTTGGATTGGTCGTCTTGTTCATGGCGCCATCGTTCACGGTCCGCCCGCTGGGGATGGCGGTGCGGATCGCGGTCAGGTCCCGCCTGCCGATCCACACGAACTGCGGGGTGTGCTTCTGGCTGAAGTAGATCGTCGCAGCCAGATACTCGGGCTCCGTTCCGTTCCAGAAGTCGGCCAGCATCTCGTCCAGGCTGGCGTACTGGCGCATCCTGGGGTTGCTTCCGTAGGACGGTATGACGGTGGACGGGCCCACGATGAGACCCTGGTTGAAGGCCAGCGCTCCGATGGGAGGCGAGGCCGCAGACACATTAACCTGTATGATGTCGCTTAACGGAAGAGGCTCGGGAACCATTTTGGACTCCTTAAGTGCCTGTAACTGTGAAATCTGCGAACTGACCTGACCGCTCGAACGTCTTCACTTCCATGCTCTCCACGCTCTGGTCGATGATGGTCTCGACCACGAACTCGTACATAGTCACGTCATAGTCCACCCGCTCGAACCATTGGCCGTCGATGTTCTCAGGCGCGCGCACCGGCTCTCCGTACTCGCTGATCGGGAAAAGCTGGCTCAGCGAAAGCAGGTCGAGGAAGTAATCAACCTCGAAGATGGCGCTCTTGATGGCTCTGGCCCTGTCCGTCGAGTTGGGACCATAGAGGCACCAAGTGATTCTCCAGATGCGCGTGTAGCTGAATCGTTCCGTGATCGACTCCGCATCGTCGTCGTTCTGGATGACGGCCTTGTCGCGGACCTTGTTGTACTCTCCGTCCTCGGGAACGCACTTCAGAAAGCAGACGTCGTCGTCCGGAGTGCTCACGAACGGAGCGCCTTCCTTGGGCCACTCGACGCGGACGGCAGAAGAGTTGATTTCCACCAGCAGGCCGAGCATGCCGAGCGTGAGCGGCTGCAAGATGGCGTTGATCTGAGGGATGGTCAGCGCCGAACTCACGAGCTGCTGCGTGTTCGGATAGGTGGTCGTGGTCATCAGGACGCCTCCATCCGAGTGGCTATCGCCTTCCAATAACCATAGTCAGCATATTGCGAAACGCTCAGCACCCGGAACTTCCTTCCTCTCCACATCAGGACGTCGCTCGATCCGCCGTTGCCCGCACTGTCCGCCCTGGTCCCAAAGATGGGGGTGCTGGACCAGAAGACCATAGCTCCGACGATCTTGTCGCCCTCGGGTATCATCTCCACGTCGCGCGGCCTGGCGACGGAGATTCGGCCATATCCTTGAAGCGTCGCCGCGTTCGGCTGCCACACGCCGTTGACCCAGGTCCCGGCCGAGCGCAGGATGGTGTAACTCTGCGCGTTCTCGGGATCGTTGACCACTTCGGAAACGTCGATCATGCGTTCTCTCGCACGATGTATTTGATGGCCTTTTTCATGGCTCCGGTATCAACGAGGATTTCATTGATGCCGGGAATGTATCCTATGGTGTCCATCCCGGCTATCGCTGCCTTCGCCGCACGCAGGCGCTTTCCTCTGAGCCTCCGCAGTTTCGCGAGAACGGTTGCTCGTTTTTCTTCGGCCCAGCGATTTCTTGGGTCGGTGAACCAGCCTTTCGCGGCATTCTGGCCTGCCATGCCTGCGCGATTTAACTCGACCGTTGCCAATCTCGGGTCTTTGTCAAGCCACGCTTTCGCTGCCTTTCCCAAATGCTCTGCAATCACTTCCCTGTTACCGCTAGCTTCAATGGCAGGTTCAATTATCGGCCGTGCCGGGATGTTTCGTGCCGGTGAACCATGCGTGTGAATGTAGACCAAGCTGGCATTGGTTATCGGCGTTCCTCTTCGTTGCGTATCTTTCTGGCTCACACCTACGAGCACTTCTGCGCGCCTGATCTTGGAGAGCGCCTGGTAGAGGGCCAGCGGGCCGCTACCGCTTCTCGAAACCGAGATTTGAGGCATCATGCTCTCACCATGCCAGCATCGGCCCACTGCCGATCACCTTGGCCATCGTCGCCAGCATCTGGCCGTATTGCGTCAGGTTCCAGCTCGCCCAGTTCTCCAAGCCTTGCACCGGCTGATAGCTCACGCTCACGTCGCCGACTGACTTCGCAACGGCTATTCCGGTCGCCAGCCCTTGGGCCGCGATCCGCCCGACGCTGGAGTTCGGATCGCCATCAGACCTCGCGTACAGGGTGAGGAAGTGCGCCACGTACAGCGCGACAGCGAGCACCCACTGCTCCTGCCAGCGAGCCTGAACAAGAGATGCGGTGGCCAAGTAAAGATAGGCGGTGATGACGGCGAACGGTATCGGCGGAGCGTTCCAGATAGTGAGGCTGATCGACGCGCTTGCGGTGGCGTTCTGCGAGAGCGTCAGGACCAAGCCAGCGATGCCCGAGATGAAGGTTCCGTCCGGTATCCCAGGTCCGGCGACGGCGTTCCCGACTGCCAGTCCAGTCGCGTCAGTCACGGTCACCGTGGCGTGCCCGGCCACCGTGGTCACGGGCGAGACCAGAGGCGGTCCCGCGAACTTGGGATAAAGGGCTAGGAAATCTTGGACGGTGTAGGGTAGGTTCGTTCCGTAGACTACGTTCGAGGCACCCGCGAGGGTGGGCAGCATCCCGCCCGACTCGTCGGGCCATCCCCAAACCGACTCGAGCCACTCGCTGTAATCTGGGAACCCACCCACATCACTCCTCACGCACTCTTCTGTTTCTTCTGAGCATCGGCCGCAGCTTGGTCCTCATCGGCCAGCTCGTCCGCTTCCTCTTCCGCATCGCACGCTTCTTGGGCTTTTGCCTCAGCGTCAGCCTTCGCGTCAGCCTTGGACTGGTGCTTTGAATCACTGGCATCCGAGGCGGATGGTTTTTCGGTCACTGGATCAGCCTGTGGCTTGATCTCGGCGGAGGCAACCTTGATCTCCAAGACCGTTCCCCTCTTGAGGGCTTCCTTGTAAACCTCCGCCTCGGCCACCCATTCGGGAATCTCCTGCGGCTCGGGAGAAGCGTGGAGGTGAAGATTCTGGTGATAAAGCATTTGGCTGGCATCGGGGCATCGGAGGAAAAAACTGTTTTTGATTATCACTAGCATTTCTGATTCACCCTACGCACTTGGTTGGGCGGCCTTGCTTCTGCCTCTGTTCTTTGCGCCGACTGTGAGTGGCGCCGTCTCTGGCTGGTTGGGAGGCGTCGGAAGACCCATCGGAATCTTGGGCTCACCCTTGAACTCCTCCGCTGGCGGTGCCGGTGGCTTGCCCCTCACTTCTAAGATGTTTCCGCGCTCCACGGCTTCCTTGTAGAACTCCGTCGCCGTGAACCACGCCGGAAGATGCTGTGGCTCTGGCGATGCCATCAGCCTGATCGCCGGATGCCCGTCTCGCTTCGTCAAGAACATCGTGCGCTGAACTCTTTGGTACATCATTCACCTCGTCGCCGGACCGATCTTTTCTGGAACCCGGAGACAAGCATTATACACCCTGACGCTTAAATGCCGTCAAGATAAGCCATCGCGGTGCTGCGGAACACCTGAACCTGAGACACGCAACCGTTGAACAGCGTCTCGTAAGCTCCGCCGTCCTTCACGCTCGGGACCGTCATCACCTTCTGGATCGGCTGCGGGATCTGAAGTTCCACGGTCTCGTCGTTCTTGCGGTACGCAAGCAATCTGGCCAAGCTGCCGACCTGCCCCTGGCCCACGATCCACGGATCGGGCAGGGGCAGGATTTCCAATTCGATCCCTTGCCGCTTGGCGATGTTGTTCGCCAAGACCCATTCGAGCAGGGAGTTGAACCCGCCGATGGTCATGGGCTGAGTCATGAGGTCGTAATGCTCGAAGTCCATCAGAATCGTGTCCGCCATCCCAGCCACGTCGTATCCTGATGCCTGCTGTGTGGCCAGCAGGATCTGGTTGATGTCGTTCAGGATTTCGGTGGTCGTCTTCCTCGACCACAG